CGCGGAGGCGACGCAGGCGCATATCGACCAGTCGCGCGTGGTCGAGGTCAATACGAGGGCGACGCTTGGTCTGGCCGATGCCTGGCTGAAAGGAGCTGCCGCGGCCCAGCAGGCTGAGGTCCGCCGTAAGGCGCTGACCGAAGCCGTGCAGAACGGCGTCGATGTCGAGACCCGGGCGCGCGAACTCCTTCGCGAGCAGATCGCCGAGCAGGCCGCCCAGTCCGCGAAATCGGCCACCGACCTGGCGGCCGAAGCTGCTGCGCAGCGCAGGCTCAATGATGCCGTCGCCGCCGGCACGATCTCGAGCGAGCAGGCGCAACGGTTGATGCAGGTTGAGCAGGCGCTCCGCCCGCTGATCATTGCGCAGGCGCTCGCCGAAGGTGATGCCAAAGGCACGCTGGCGCGCGTCATCGATGCGTTGCGCGGTGCCTATGCGCGGCTGCACGGCGAGCAGGCCCGCGCCGCCGCGCTGCAGACCATCGAAGGTCAGAAGAACCAGATCGAGCTCCTGCAGAAGCAGATCGAGCTCGCTGGCACGAGCGAGTCACAACGCGCGATCATCATCGCGCAGCTGCAGGCCGAACAGCAGTTGCGGCAGAAGGGCATTGAGCTTGCGAGCGCCGAAGGCCAGGCGATCCTTGCTAATGCCGGCTTCATCGAACGCCTGAACCAGGAGCTCGCTCGCTCACAAGGGGCGATGCAATCCCTGCAGAGCATGACCGACACGACCTTCAACCACTTCGCCAACCTGATCGCGCAGGGCAAGACCGACTGGAAATCATGGGCGGACGCCGGCCGTGCGGCGCTCGCCGACATCGAAAAGGAAATCCTCAAGCTCGCGGTGCTGAACCCGCTCAAGAACTTCCTGTTCGGCACCAACCTCACCACGCTCGGCGATGTTGGTGGGCTCCTTGGCGGGCTGTTGAAGGGCTTCAAATTCCACGAAGGCGGCGTGGTTGGGCTCGACGGAAAGTCGGCCGCCTTGCCGGCCGCCGTATTTCGGGGCGCGCCGCGTTTCCACGACGGCGCGTTCCTGTCGCCCGATGAGGTGCCGGCGATCCTGCAGCGTGGAGAGCGGGTGCTCAGCCGCGACGAGGCGCGAAACTATGGCGCGGGCGGCGCAATGCCGGTCGCCCCCGTGGTCAACGTCACGATTCAAACCCCGAGCCCGGTCGCGTTCCAGGCCAGCCGCACCCAGGTCGCCGCCGACCTCGCGCGCGCCGTGCGAATGGGCATGCGCGGAACCTGAAACGATGCCCCCGCCATTCCGCGATATCTCGTTCCCGCCCTATGTGGCGCGCGGCGCGACCGGCGGACCTTCATTCTCGACCAACGTCGTTACGCTCGCCTCGGGCACCGAGGAGCGCAACATCCTCTGGGCCAACTCGCGCAGCAAATGGAATATCTCGACCGGCATCCGAACGCGCGAGCAGATGCTCGACGTGATCGCCTTCTTCCACGTCGTGAAGGGTCGGGCCTATTCGTTCCGGTTCAAGGACTGGAACGATTACGATGCCACGGACCAGCTCATGGTCGAGATCACGCCGAGCGTCTGGCAATTGGTCAAGCGCTATGACATCGGCGGCTTTCAGCATGTCCGCACCATCACCAAACCGGTGGTCGGCACGGTCGTCGTCAAGGTTGGCGGCTCACCAGTTACACCGGACAGCATCGATTACCTGACCGGACAGGTCACCTTCGCGTCCGCGCCAAGTTCGAACCCGACTGCAAGTTTTGAATTTGACGTTCCGGTTCGCTTCGACACCGACCACCTGCCGGTGCAAGCGCAAGCCTTCGACCAGCAGGTGGTCTCCCAGATCGACCTGATCGAGGTCAGAGAGTGAGCGATGCGCGATCTCGCCGCTTCCATGCAGGACAAGCTCGCAAGCGGGCTCACCACATTCTGTCATTGCTGGCTGCTGCAACGGACCGATGGCGTCAAGATCGGGTTTACCGATCACGATGAGGACATGACGTTCGACGGGGTGACCTATGAGCGGCTTGCCGGCATGACGGCGTCAGCCGTCACACAGACGCTTGCGCTCAACGTCGACACGATGGATATCGCGGGCGCGCTGCAGAGCGACCATCTCAACGAATCGGATTTGGCCGCCGGCCTCTACGACAATGCGTCACTCACTCTGTTCCTGGTCGATTGGACGGACGTCAATGACCGCGACATCGTGTTTTCCGGTTCGGTCGGGGAGATTTCGCGGGGGCTCAATGCGTTCACGACCGAGATGCGCGGCCTCTCGCATGCGCTCAATCAGGAGCGTGGGCGCGTCTACCAGCGTTCCTGCGATGCTGACCTCGGCGATAGCCGGTGCACGGTTGATCTCACGTCGCCGACCTACAAGGGCAGCGGCACGGTCGACGGCGTCGCCACCAACCACACGTTCTCGGCGAGCGGGCTCGATGGCTATCAGGAGGGCTGGTTCACCGGCGGCAAGGTGACCTGGCTCACCGGCGCCAATGCCGGCGCGGTCATGGAAATCAAATTCCATGTCAACAACGGCGCCGAGGTCTCGTTCGAGCTCTGGGAGACCATGCCGTTCGACATCGTGGTCGGCGACAGCTTCAGCGTGACGGCAGGCTGCGACAAGAGCCTCGCCACCTGCCGCGACCGCTTCAACAACGTGCCGAACTTTCGCGGCTTCCCCTACATCCCCGGAAACGACGCCGTGACCAGCTACGCCAACACCGGAGACGCCAACGATGGCGGATCAAAAGTCGGTGGCCAAGGTTAGCCGTGCCGCTATCTTGGCCGAAGCCCGCTCCTGGATCGGCACGCCGTATCGGCACCAGGCTTCGCTCAAGGGCGCGGGCGCCGACTGCCTCGGGCTCATTCGCGGTGTCTATCGCGTCTTCTGTGGCCCTGAGAAGGAGCCGATCACGCCCTATTCGCCGAACTGGGCGGAGGAGACCGGCCAGGAAACGCTGCGCGATGCCGCCCGCCGGCACCTGGTCGAGATCGATACGACTCCATTTCGTGACGGTGAGCCGCTCAAGGTAGGCGACGTGATCTTGATCCGCGTCCGGGACCATGGACCCGCCAAGCATGCGGCGATCGTCTCGGGACCCGACACGATCATTCACGCCTACGATCGGCACGCCGTGGCCGAGAATGCGCTGCCAGCCGCCTGGCGGCGGCGCATCGCCTATGTGTTCCAGTTTCCGGGCGTGACGGACTGACCGATGGCTCAGCTTGTGCTGTCGATCGCCGGCTATGCGGTCGGCGGGCCGATCGGCGCGCTGGTCGGTGCCTTTGCCGGGGGTTTCATCGACCAGAAGCTCTTTGCGCCGGGGCCGATCCGGAACCAGGAGGAGGGACCGCGACTCACAAACCTGTTTGTCACCTCGTCAAGCGAGGGGGCGGCGATCCTGCGCGTCTACGGCCGCATGCGGGTGAGCCCGCAGATGATCTGGGCCACGAACTTCCGCGAGGTCGTGACCACGACCACACAGACGCAGGGTGGCGGTGGCAAGGGCGGCGGCGGTGGCGGACAGACCGTCACCACGACCACCACGACCTACACTTATTACGTCTCGTTTGCGCTTGGGCTTTGCGAAGGCCCAATCATCGACATCGGCGGTGTCTGGGCGGACGGCAAGCCGCTCGACATGTCGCAGTTCACCTGGCGGCTCTACAAGGGCGACGAGACCCAAGGCGCCGATCCCAAGATCGAGGCGGTCGAAGGCGCCGGCAACGTCCCGGGCTTTCGCGGCCTCGCCTATCTCGTGTTCGAGGAGATGCCGGTCGAGAAATTCGGCAACCGCATCCCGCAGATCACCGTCGAGGTGATCCGCCGCCCGAGCGCCACCGGCACCCGCCTCGAGGACATCCTCACCGGCGTCACCCTCATTCCGAGCCTTGGGGAGTTCGTCTACGCCACCGACACCGTCTACCGCGATGATGGATTTGGCCACACCATTGCGGAGAACCGGCACGGCAGCATCGGCAAGGCTGATTTCCTGGTCTCGCTCGATCAGTTGCAGTCGAGCGCTCCGAACATCGATA